GTATTTTCAAAATATTCAAGCCATTGTTTCAAAGATTGCCAACCACAAAATTCATATACAGGGCAATTATCTTTCATCGCTCCCCATATTGCAGGAATATAGTCTAATATTTTATCGTCATTCTCCAATACATCAAATTTCTCTGATTTTGTTCGCCGATTGGATTGATAATTATATCCGTATGGAGCATCGCAGAAGACCATATCAGCCTTTACCCCATCCATAAGCCTATCAATAACACTTACATCGGTGCTGTCACCGCAAATAAGTCGGTGCTCTCCAAGTTGCCACAAGTCTCCTCTCTTGCAACGTGCCTCTGCTGTTTCGGGAACGTCTACCTCCTCAATTTCTGTTTGACCAAGTTCTAAATCAAAATCGAACCCATATGCCGCCGCATCGAAATCGGGCAAGTCCTCAAGTTCAAGGTCGAGCAGGTCGAAGTCGTAACCTGTGTTCATGGTTGTTTGGTTGTGTACAAGCATGTATTCTCGTCTTTGCTCATCGGTCATGTGGTCGAGCCGAATAACGGGAACCTCTGTATAGCCCAACTCGAGGCAAGCCATTAACCGACCATGCCCCTCGACAATGGTATCATGCCAAATGCCGATAGGGTCATTCATTCCATAATCTTCGATGCTTTTCTTGATTTGTTCAATCTGCTCCGCTGTGTGTACCTTTGCGTTGTTCTCATACGGAGCGATGGTTTCAATCGGCAAGTACTCAATTTTGAGTTCCATGTTACCTCCTCAAACAATGCGATATAATAAAGCGCACCTGCTACCACTTATCCAACAACATTGATTTTTACAGGTTTTTAAAATCAAATAACTAGCAGATGCGCCTATTACCTTTTAAAATGCTCTAGAATGCCCCTAAAAGGCTTTTTCTTGACTAACTAATAAACTTACATTACTTGGTGCGAAAGGTGGATTTTGAACCAATATTTAAACAGAAAATGCACCTTCAAATAAGATATAAATGTCAACTTTCGCTGTACAATATAAATGCTTCACTAATATTCTGTCAATGCTGAAACTTGCGCCTGCTATTGGTAGCGACCCAACAGCAACAAGCCTCTCACGCATAGCGTGCAAAACCATATGGGATTGATTACCCATAACTTTCGGGGGTATTTGGCAAATAATTGTAAGAAACACACTTTCAAGTTGTGGCTCAATATTATCCATTAAAGTCCGCAGATTTCCCCTACTCGAACCCCTCTACAGATGTTATACTCGGATTTCTCCGTATCAACTGCTTACACGGTTATTGGATTTCCTAGGTTTGACGGGGTTCCCACACTCTCACCCTAACTAGGATTATTGCTCACCGAGCCGTCTATTGCCCGTGCCATCTGTACGGTACATTTTAATGCACAAATATACTGCGCCATGGCTTGCGTGTTGGGACCCTCTCCCTTCTGCCAATACGTTACCGCATTGACACGAAACAACTAAATCGTATCCGACTTTCGCTGTTCCGACGCTTTCGCCATGCCCTAGCATGCTTTACTGCATTCTGCACTAGGTTCCATTTATATCTTATTTCAAGGTGCACTTGGTGCGAAAGGTGGGATTTGAACCCACAAAAGGCAGATTTTGAGTCTGCTGTGTATGCCGTTCCACCACTCTCGCATATGTACCGACTTTCACGGTTGCCCCTATCAAACAGTTACGAATTTCACGCACTTTCAAGAAAGAGAATAGCCAAAGCCGAGAAAAAGAAAGGAGTTTGAGAAAATCACGGACACTCTATAAACAGGAGGTAGCTTTGGCTATGGCAAGGGGTACAGGACTCGAACCTGTATCAATGGAGTCAAAGTCCATTGTCACTAACCAGTTGGACTAACCCCTTATATCGGAGGCTTGCCTTTTAGTGACAAGCCTGCGTGCAAAAGATACACCGTATTTATAGTGGATTACGGCTACCACTCCACCCACAAAGCATTATAACACACTTATGGGCATATTGAAAAGGGGAGTTTTTGGCTCCCCTCATCTGCTTAACATGTCGTAGACTTCCTGCGTCTCATAGCGGATGCCATCGCCGTCCCACATCGGGGAAAGGTACCCATCTACCATCGGCTGATTGTCAAGTTCTGCTCTGTGTACGCAAACTCCTCTTGCACGGAGTTCGGATAAATCCTCGGTCAATTCTCCATTCCAAAGATTGCTCTCAAGGATAACCTCTGTGTCAATCTCAAGACCGTTGTATCTGCCACCTGCGAAATATGCTTTCATGCTACCACTCCTTTTTTAGCAAGAACCTTGCAAATAAATTCATACTCACGTTCGGTAATATCGCAATAAACGATTTCTGTGTGCTTGCTGTCAATCCGCTCTTTGCTCTCAATTTTGTGAGTCGGAGTAGACTTGACCTTTGCACCTAACTGATAATTGTTTACCGTGAATTTTGCTTTCATGTTCTTTTACCTCCTTAGGGCATAATCTCAACAAATACGCACTCTTGATTGTAAATCTGTTTGATTTCGTCTCTTACGTATTTTTTTGCCTCGGAAAGTTTGCCGTATGCTGATAACTCGTGGCAACCTTCTACTTCAAAAACCCAAAATCCATACTCGTTTTTTGGCGCTTTCCCATGAGCCTTGCGGTATTCGTTGTCTCTGATTTCGATTTTCATTTTGCTTACCTCCTGTAGGTGTCTAACTCTTTCTTACACCTATATTATACACCTTTGGAGATATAAGTCAATACTTTTTTTAATATTTTTCAGACTTTTTTCGGAGGTCATTTATCTCGGCAACAAGTTGACGATTCCGAGCCTCCATGCTCCACAACTTTCCAATGAGCCTGTCGTTCTCCTGCATCAACTTGGAACGTTCTTCGAGCAGGTCAGCAATTTGTTTGTCCTTAGTCTTGTAACTCATTGTACCACCTTACAAGAGCCTCTCGCTCTGTTTTAAATCCACCCTCTGTGTAAAGTGCCATAGCCGCCCACGGTTCGCCAAACCGATACCCGACAATTTTTTCGTTGCCGTTCTCGTCTATGCGAACCTCTTTGTACATCTGTAGTTTGTTTTCTTCAAAATACCCGTCAAAGCTGTCCACAAGGTGTTTCGGCAGGAACTCCACGAAATCATCAATGTTAATATACCTAGCCATTACTCCACCCCCTCGTCCATTCTCGCACCACAATTCGGGCAATATTTAGGCGTATACTTCCCGCCGTGGTTAAACAGTCCGAAATCTCCAAACGTGCAAGCGGAACACAAAAAGCCGTCTTTGCTTTTGTTGTACGCATGAACCACAGGAGCAACATCTGCCGTTTCTTGATAATCAATCATATCCAACAATGCTTGTTTTGTTTCGGGCACCTCATCAAAATCTACATCTAATCCGAAATCTATCAATTCCCTTAACAATTCCTCATCAATATATCTAGCCATCAATCCACTTTCCTCTCTGCCTTGCGAGTTCCTCAACTTCATAACAAGTGATACCATTTTCAGACATTAGATAATCAATAACACACTCATGATAGTCAGACATGTTGCACTTTTCTGCAGGCGAATAATCAAAATCATTCCCACCATAAAGGTGTTCTTTTCTCCATGCCTCGTAATCTTCCTTGTCCATCCAATCGGTAATGAACATATCCGATACAGAACTGAACATCGCCCACTTGCCAGTTATTGGATGTTTCACATTGTATCTAGCCATTGCCACCCTCCTGTGCTTTTTCTACAATCTGCTCTAATAGGCTGTTAAATTCGATGTAGTTCATTCTAACCACCCTAATTCATTTAACTGCATGATAACTGCTTTTGTTTCCTCCATATCGAGCGTTACAGGTTCCTCATCTTGGTCTAAATCATCATAATAGGCAATCCAATAACGACCCGTTTTTTCTCCATAACTGAAACTTATAAAACAATATTCTTGCGCATAAGTCAATCCATGCAACACACCATCAATGATTTCCTCGCTTACTAACTCATAGCCGAGTTCTTTGAACTTCTCTCTAGCCGTCATTTTCGTCTGCTCCAATTGCTGTTCACCCCCAAGATATAACTAAGCCAATAAAAGACTTTTTGTCTCATACTATCCACCAATCCTTCGATTGCAAGTCATATACTTTTCATGCCCACAATGACAACTAACAAAACCGTGGAATTGGTCAGCATAAAAATATTGACATCCATAACATTTTTGTATTTTTTCTATATCAATCGGTTTCCGTTTTTTATTAAAGTCCCTTACCGCCATGATGTTTTTACCACCAACTTTATATCAGGCATGCCCTCGTAAGCAGAACGCAACAAGAATGTTTCCCCCACGGGAATTTCTTTATGTTTCTTCAAATGATGTATTGCGGCTTTCAATGTGTTACACAATACACTTGTTGTTGCAAGTCCTATTGTATTGTCATAATCAACCCACATTTGCATTTCTTCATCGAAAAGCAACCAATTATCGCCCACATATTCTAAATCATAGAAATATCGCTTTGGGCTGTTCCGTATAGTCTTGGGCTTGCGAGATAACTTTCTGCGTCGGCTCATCGTTTCAAATCCTCCAACATCAATCCAAAATCTTTTTCATAGATGTTGTGCGCGACGTTACATTGTTCCGCACTCAAATAAAAGACCTGCTTGATACGTTCCGCATCTTCGATGTTGGATTTCAACTGCGTGTATGTGACATTCTTCAATCTCTGATACTGTGCAGAACCACTTACCCATGGTCTTGTGGCTCGCTCAAAGATTTCTGTTATAACTAATACGCCTGTTAATCCGCAACCAATTAAAAGCAAAACAAAAGCGATTGTTTCCAATCTAGCACCCATTTGTGTGCCATCCATAAATATGCCAATGACTTCGATAATAAGAGCAGGTACTAACGATAAAATAACGCAAATAGCAAGTTCAAATCTCATTTTGCCACCGCCTTACATTTCGCATAAACACACATCATCGCCGACAACCATTCCATACTGTCAATCTCGGTGTCCTGTCGGACAAGGTCAAACAGACCACCCATTTCGAACCAATCAAGCAGACAAATTGCCTCGAATTTGTCGAGCCAAATGCCATCGCCCTTTGCACCTAGAACCACGGTCGGAATTTCTTCGGGAACAATCGGCTGTTCTGCCATCTTCTCTCTAACCTCATCAACATCAAAAGTTTCGGGTTCATAACAAGTAACCTGTACACCATCATACTCTGTCCACAAAGTGCGATAATCTACACCCATGATTTTTGCCATATCTTCGACAAGTTTCATGGACGGTTTTTTCGTCCCGTTCACGATGTTGGAAAGATGCTGTGAACTAACACCGAGTTTGTCCGCCATCCACACCTGTTTCATGCCGAGTTCTTTGAGTTTGTTCTTTGTATATTCTGCTTTAAACATATGCCCACCTCATTATTTGACTAAATCAACGACCGTACACTCCAAAACATTTGCAAGCCTGCAGAGCGTTCTGTAGGTCGGGTCTTTCTTCCCATTCTCATATGCCGAGATACTTGCCTGCGATGTACCCATCTTCTTGGCAACTTCCCATTGTGGCATTCTTCTTTCTTCTCTGATACGTTTGATATTTTCTGCTAACATTATAGCCTCCTTAAAAATTCAGCGTTTTGAACGCTAGTTCATAACTCTTGACTTTAATCATATCTGCAACTACTTTAACCAGTCTTTCACGGTCAGCAATTGCCTCGTCAACTTCCTCGACCTTGATGTTTTTCTCATTAAAGAACTCGCAGAACTCACGAACGTCCTCAATGTCGTCTACAAATTCGTCTGCCTTGTCGCAAGAAATCCACACCGCCTCAACGTCAATGTTGAAATCAATCCAATCATCATTCAAGAAACCGACAACCGGTCGTACATATCTGCCGTCAAAAGCGATTTCAATTGCATCAATTAAAACGTCTACCATTTTTTCTGTCATTGTCTTTTACCTCCAAAAAGTGTTTTTTCTTTATTATACACCTTTTCAAATATAAGTCAATACCTTTTATCAAATTTCTTTGATTTGGAATCCGTACCGATAAGCAAACAATTTGGCTTTCAGTTTGTATATATCGGTTTTGTAACCTTTTACATCCTCAACAATGAACTTGCCGTTTTCATAATAGCAGAAATCTGCCTTGTAGCTAATGCCTCGGATTGTTTTGCCATCAACCTTGAACGAGGGAATGAGTTCAAACTTCTTTTGCAGTTCAAGGTTTTGTATCGCCCCCGCCTGCTCCATCAACTTGAGGACTTGGTATCGGGTCGCCTCTTTTTTGGAGTCGAACTTTATGCCATCAACCTCGACCTTTTTTGCTCTGTACTTAGTATAACTCATTCTGTGACCTGTACACTCCCTTTTTGTATTTGTCGCACTCTGCCACGGAGCAATACCTAGGCACTCCTGTCTGCAGTCCATAATTACATATGCCTGCTTTGTTGTAACCATGGCGATAGTAACACCCTTTGCACCTCAACGGCATGCCGAACTGGTCACGAGGAACATCGTCAATGTAGCCCTCTGCCTGTATCTCGGGAGTTGGCTTGATGCCGAACCCCCGATAAATCAGATACAGGCGATTGTCGGGAACCCCCTTTTGTTCCCATCGTTTATAAGTTGTGGCAGGGATTTCACACATTTCTGCTGTCTTGTTTTTGCTCCATTCTCTGCTCATTCGGAGTTCTTTTAATTCGTTACCTGTCAAAACGGAAGTTCGTCCTCCATTTCTACGGCACTAAAACCGCTCTCTGCGCCTGTTTCAGCCGTTTTTGTAGTTTCCTTATTATCTTTATCACCGCAAAAGAAAAACTTCTCTACTCGCACCTCAACGGCTTTTCGGGACTTGCCATGCTTATCTTCATACATGCGTGTTTCAAGTTCGCCACTAATAGCAATCATCTTGCCCTTGCGGAAATTCTTGCAGATGGTTTCAGCTCGCTTTTCCCATGCCACGCAATCAATGAAATTCGGTTTCTCGTCACGGCTGTAATTTTTTGGTACTGCCACACAAAAAGTCGTGACAGCTTTTCCACTCGGTGTGGTTTTCAATTCGGGGTCAGCCGTAAGTCTGCCCATAATGTCAATATTGTTCATTTTTTGCCTCCCATCGAAATAACGCAAATCGTTGCGCATACAATTAAAGTAATAATTACTGCTGTCCAATTAATCATACTGCCACCTCGTTATAATATCTTTCCATATCGTTTGCACTCATGTGATACCGATAATGGTGCCCCGCATTGTACTCGTTTTTTTCTTCCGAATGCGGTATATTCCACCCATCGGCACGGAGTTCGGACACCCTCGTGGTCAATTTGCAAATATGCAGTTTCGTTGTACATTCGTAATCGGTCAACGTGTTTCCGTTAGCCAAAAATCTGATAATTGCTCTCTGCTGTGGGCTCATTCTTCATATTCCCCCTCACGCAATTCTTGATAAAGGTCTGATAATTTTTGAAATTCCTCATCAGAAAGACCAAAAACCTCAAAATAGGCATAGCCGTAACAAATTTCTACGCTAAAATTTCCATTATCATACAACACTTCCATTGGGTCACCTGCAATGTTTCGGCAATCAAATAAACCACAATCCGCAGAGTCGAAGTGCTTCTTTATAAGTTTTGCCGCAACTTCATAATTGCTCATTGTTTCACCTCAAATAATTCTTTCCAAATAACTTTCGCCAATCCTCAAGTGTCCAATTGTAATGCTCCATTGCAATCCGTTGAACCTTGTCTTTCAAATACAAATCTGTCTCACGGTTCATGTGCACCGCATCTACCCCAAATATATGGCAACGGTCGTGACACAGATAAACGGTCAATCCATATTGTTCAGACTTCTTTCTGTTCGAGCCTGCGTATACATGATGCATGTCCAACGGTTGGTCGGTAGCCTCACACAAATAACACTTGTCGGGCTCCTGCTGTACTCTCCATTTCATCTTCGTAACCTCGCTATTTCATCGGGAGTCATTGTCTCTATACCGCAATTTTGGCACTCCTGTATAACCCCATCCAACAACCGCTTGAACTCCGCTTTAGTCATTTCCGAGGAGCCTTTATAGCATCGCCAATACACCACCCCTTGTTCTTCGTCAATGTAATCCTGCTCGCAATACTTCACAAAATCATGGACATTAACATAATCCTTGCAAGCTATCATTCTCGCTGTCGAATAGTCTCGCAACATTTCCATGTGCAAATCATCATTGGTTTTGCCCACAATCTCGCCTAGCTGTGAGAGCAATTCCCAATAGTAGGAATTTTGGCTTAGTGACCGCTTATCGAAAAGTTTGACCTCATATGTCCCCGCAGGCTGATTACTCAGCCATTGGAGACATTTTTGCTTATTACCCCTCACAATATCCTGCCTTTGTCATGAGATACAGGAGAACCGTTGCGAGGTCAGCCGTGAGGTCTTTCAACTTTTCGGTTTCATTCTCATCAAGGAAAGCCTGCACGAAATTAACTGCATCGTCATTCGGCTTGCCTTCCTTATAACAAGACTTGGAAATCTTGTCGATTTTCTGATGGACTTCCTGCTGTACGATTGCATTTGCGACTTCCTCAAAACTAGAAACAGAAGTGTCAATACCAAACCCTGCCATGCCGAGCGCCCTGCCGACTGCCGAAGTCTCGCAATTCTCAATGTAGGACGTTTTGTTGATGTAGGAAGAACCCTCTTTCTCATAAGCCGTGCCAGTAGCGAGAACTCTGTCCCCATCTTTTACCGTGGCTTGGATAACGCACACCCCGTTGCCATAATCCATCATCGTGGTTTCAATCGTACCCTGCGGATAAACCATGCGGAAAGCATTTACACGCTGAAAGACCTCCGCATACGGTTTGCCCTTGATGTCTGTCTTGTTGATGGTTTCGTTTGCTTTTGCAATAACGTCATAAGTAATCATTTCTTAGTCCCTCTTTCTTCAATGATGTGTTTAACAATCTGAATAATGATGTCCTCAACGAACTGCCCAATGCCTACAAAAGCCATAAGCCCTAAAAGATAATAAAGAAACTGCATGTTATCACCCCTCCATAAGTGCTTGGATTGCATTTTCGAGCCATCCGCAAGCATCGACAAAAACATCCATTTCTGCCTGCAGTACGTTGTAGTAATCCTCAACTGCTCCGCTTGCGAACTCGCCATCAATGATTTTTTCGGTGTTGGCAATCTCATTCATTTCGAGGTCTCTGCTGACAACTTCCTGTTGCATTTCCTCAAAGATTTCTTTCAATTCATTTGCATACTCTTTAAACATTTTCTTTTACCTCCTGCGTGGTATCAATTTATTCTTGCAAGTATATTATACACCTTTTCAAATATAAGTCAATACCTTTTTCAAGATTTTTTCTTGTACACATAATTCTCTGCTGAATTGGCTCTGCCCCTATATGCTTGGCTGTCATAGTTAGCAATATGATGGTCTATGTTGCTGACTTTTTTCTGCGGTATAGGCTTGCTCTGTTTTCTGGTTTCTTTCAACTCAAACACCCCTTGCCAATTGTTCATAATAGACTGGTTGAGGATTTCAATCTTGGTGTTATCATCGGTAGCCAATTTATCAAGTTTATCGAACAAGAGTTCCATCGCCCTCTGCGTCAACGGCTTTTTGATGGTTTTTCTCATCTTGGCAAAATCCATGAGTGCTTTCTGCAAATCCTCATTATCAGTATAATCATTAATCAATGTGCCAACTGTTTTTGGCTTAGATATATCAATATTATCATCTATATTATTAGTTATATTATTAGGTAAACTTTGTTTACTACCCTCATTAAACTCTGTTGAATACCCCATTAAACTTTGTTTAATACCATTAACAGATTTATAGGAGCAGAACTTTACCCCATTTACAAAACTCTCGTGCTTTTCAATATAGCCCTTGGTAATCAAAGAGTTGAGGTTCTTTATTACCCCCTGCTTGGTTGAGTTAGTCCAATCTGCAAGGTACTGCAAACTCCCTGTGAACTCCTGCTCCCCATCTTGGCTAAACCCATAAATGATTGCATAAACAAGTAACTCGTTACCTTTGAGTTTCATTTCTTTGAGCATCCAAGATTGTATTACGACAAAATTTCCATCAATTACCTTTGACATGTTGCCCCTCCAAAATAGAAAAGTGCCTGCTCGGTAGTGGCGGCTACCTAGCAAACACTTCTAACAGACACGATATTCGGTTGTAAGACACGACCGCCACCGTGCCTGCTATTTAATTATACTAGACCTCAACCATAAAGTCAATAAAACCTTTTACGGTTTGGTCGATTTCTCGCCCACACTTTGGGCAAACCTTAGGACGGTTCAGAGCCTTGTTCCCGCAGACCCCGCAGTAGTAATAAGTGAACCAACCGTCAGATACTTCTCTGTAAATCGTCATAAAACGCTCCTAGATGCCCCTTAAAGGGATTTTTACATCTTAATAATACAACTCCATTACTAAAATGTAAAACCCCTTTCAGACAAACTCTACCCCATCATAATGTTCTTTGGAAAAGCCATTCACATAGTCGAGGATATTTGCAAGGGTGAAATCTTTGCCATAGTACGGGAACTCGGTGGTCTTTCTGTAAGCCTCATACCCCCAGCAATTGCCCTGTTCATCCTCATACTGCAGGTGAGCAAACATCTGTTTTTCATTATCGAGCAGTTTCGGTTTCTTCCCCGAAAAATCGTACCGTGCTCCGTGGGTGAAGTCTCCACACACCATCTTGCCATCCTTATCCTCAATCTCAAGCATGAACAGCCGATGGTTGGTGCAGTCGCTCCATTCCTGCTCGTTTCTGAAAAAGTCCATGCCTCGTTTTTCCATCTTGAGTTTCATTGTTCTGCCCCCCTAGTTCATATAGTCTGCAAGTTCGTTGAGCACAAACCACAGGAACGTCTCTTTCAATTCTTTCTGCGTCTCGGCTCGGTCGCTCTCGACCCATGCCACATAATTGTTCGCTCCTGCGTTTGCATAATCGAAGTGGAAATCAAGGTATGTTTCATTCTCAATAATTGCCTTGAGTTTCACCACAGTCGGTTTGTTGAAATATCCATCAATGTTGTATCTCATATTACCACCCCATTACCTTATTTGCTCTGTTCTCGATATAATGAAAACGGTCAAACGAGATGCAGTTTGCCATGAACATAGCCCACGCAATACCCATGATTTTCGTGTGAACATAAACGGCGGTTACCCTATCGCCTCTGTTCATAAACCTCTGCAGGCTTCTGAACATCTGCTCAAGGTGACCTTCAAGCCTGCGGTGTGTCTCGTCCTTGTAAACTACCTTTGCTCTAACTTTCATTTTCTTGTACCTCCTGTTAAGCCATTTTCTCAATCAGAGCCAAAAGCATCTGGTGTTCTGCCCACGTGATTTTGTCATGCTGAAAAGCCATGTCAATTCCATCTGCTCCGTAGAACACATTCTGTACTGCGTCCTCTCTGTTTTCAGCCTCAATAATTCTCTTGATAAATTTTTTGAACATTTTCTTTTACCTCCATAAAGTTATTTTTGTGGGTTGCATCATTTTCATTCGGCTCTTGCCTTGAACTACTATGCATTTCCCTGTCTGCAATTATATAATATTCCTTTTTGCGTATATAGTCAATACTTTTTCAAATATTTTTAGCAGATTTCTTCAAGCTGTACGTACCACTCATTCCCGACAAGTCGGATGCGCTGTACTCGTGCCTCCTGCAGACGTAAAATCCACATCGGTGTGACCTCATCCTCACTTGTAAAGAACTGCTTGTTCCCATTCCACTCCGTGAACACATAGTTGATTTTGCGCTCATCGTCGGGGTCTTTCTTGCACCAATCAATATATCTCATTGTAAACCTCCCGTGTAATCAAAAAATTGTCATAATCAATATCGGAGCAAATCAATGCCCATTCTGCATTCATAAGACAATCTGCTCTGTCCACTCCATCTTTCCAAAGTCCGCAGACAACCTCACCATGATAATAAAATACGATGTAACAAGTCATACTCACACCTCCGCATTGAAAAGTTCTTTCTGCCAGTCAATAAAGTCTTGGTCGAGCATCTTGTATTTCTTCGGCTCTCTCACATCTAACCAACAAACAACAATTTTGCCTGTGTCCCTGCAATATACTCTGAACCATTCCCACCCTTTTGCGTAGCCGTAACCTTCTCCGAAAGCTACGGCTACCATGTCGTTAGGAGCCTCGAATGTTTTACCGAACTTGTTCTTGCTGTTGACGTAATATTTCATGTTTGTACCTCCTGTTATCTCCATTCTTCTTTCATTGTGACGTGTCCGTTGATTTCAATCCACCCGTTGCTAACGGAATTCATATATGCATAGTACATAGTTTCTGCAATCTCTTTCGTTTTATACACTGCCAGTTCCGTTCTTCCTCCATAGATAACGTAATACTTGGTTTCACGCACTAAGTGTCTCATGCTTATGCCTCCTTGCCTTTGTAAATTACGTGGAAGTGTTTCTTCCTTACACCTATATAATACACCCTTTTCGGTATAATGTCAATACCTTTTTTGAAATATTTTTGGACAAAGAAAAACCACCCTTTCGGGTGGCTCTCCTGTCATACCTGTTTTTCCACTTCGAGCAGTTCGTGTCGCATATCCAAATCGTGCCCGACCCACTTCATGTAAGCCTTGATGTTTTCAATACCACTCATTAACTCGAAGTCAAAATCCAAGCCCTGCCCCTCAATGTGCAGGATGGTCTTGCTGTTCCATTGTTTCTTGACCTCGACTTCATAGCCGTTGTCTTGGAACCATTTGATTGCGTACTTTTCATTTCTGCTAAGTTCGTACATAGTAGTACCTCCTGTTCAATTTTCAATGTATACAGCAATCTCTTACTGTAATACCATTATATCACAAAAGATATTAAATGTCAAGTCACAAAAAAGACCGCCAGCTTGTGCCAACGGTCTTTCTCTTACAATTTACGCAAGAAACTCTTATACAATTTTGGGTTGTACACTTGTACTGCGTCTAACAATTCATCAAGGGCAGGCAACACATTTGCCAAGCCTTTTTCTAATACCTCACTTAAAATTTATTGCACCCTAGCTAGGTTAGTGCTATAATAACTGTGGGACGTAAAGTCCCGAACCTCATTTTCTTTTACCCCATGACCCTCGGTTCACTCCACCGAGGGTCGCTCCATTTATTTAAGCATCTTTTCAAAATCTTGAGCCATTCCCTGTAATCGGTTTAAATCATCTTGTGTCATAGCACCCGAATTGAGCAGATATTGTACTGCCCCTTTCGGGTCGTTTTGATATTGTTGCGGAATGTTAAGTTTTCGGCTCATTAAGAATTGAGCGGGGTTGCTCATAAACGTCTGAAATTGGCTTATGATATTCTGATTTAACACGGGGTTCATTCAATCGTTCCTCCAATACGCTTATTTTCTTCTCTAATGCCTCTATTTGCTGTTTTGTGGCAAAGTCCGAAACATTATACTGCTTTTCTTGAAAGCTATTAGAGCCTTCTGTAGCCTCTTTTTCAAGGCGGTACTTTTCAAATCTGCTACCACCCAGTTGAGACGCATCGGCTGTCTTTGTGTACAGGTAGGGTCGGTTCTCGTCAATAAAGGTCACACTATTGTTTGGGGCAACTGGGTAAGACCGAGCCTCGTTCTCACTTTGAACATGCACAAACGAAGTTTGATAACCATTTTGCGGAGTTTGATAACCACCTTGCAAATTTTGATAAGTGTTTTGCGGATTTTGATAACCATACATGTAATTTTGTCCATAATACGGCATGTTTTAGCCTCCTTTGTACCATACAAATACGGGTATTTCATCTGAACTGTTCCAACTATCATATAAGTCGCCATCAACTACTGTGGCAACATGCGAACCTGTTCCGAGCACAAACGTCCCTCGTGGGTTGTCCCTTGCGAAGTCTGCGAACGTAAAACAATCGGGGCAACTGTTCGGGATAGCCTGCAGTTTTTCAAAAAGTCCTGCACAATCATAACGGCACTACACGCGGGGATGCCGAGCCTGCACAACTTATCTACATACGCTGTCATACTATCACCAACTAAATTATGGCAAAACAAAAGCACCCCCACAATGAAGTGGGAGTGCATATTTTTATGCATTTTCAATGCAATTTTGAGAACAATATCTTTTCTGCCTTATACACAATGTAGGGTACTTGCTCATGTTCCATATTTTGCCTCCAATACTTCGACCTTTGTCTCCAACTCATGCGTGCGTTCTTGCAGGTTATTATATCGGTCTTGTTTCTTTTCCAACCGCTCAATCGCCTCGATGGTTTGCTCATGATGGACTTGTTCAAGCAACTTAGTTTCCTCTATTCGAGCATCCTGCTTTGCCTCTGCTACATCGCCTGCTTTTTTGGCTCCATAATATGCAGAACCTAAAGCACCGAGAACCGTAAGCAGGGCAACTATAAGCTGTACGGTTGCATCACTCATCTTGGTTATTATACCCCTCTACTTCTCCGCTGTCAATTTCAGCGTCTGCAGGCTTGCCGTTCGGAACTTGCTCCAAATTCATGAGAGCAGTAGACAAGAACAGCACAATTGCTCCGACCACCGTAGTGACCACAGGGCTTTGAAATGCGCCCTGTGCAATCAACGCACTAAGAGTAGCCGTCAATGCTTGAATAAACGTTCTAACAACTCTGTACCATGTTTCATTCGTCCATTGCATAATTCATACCTCACTTAAACCATTTCGTCAGACCACGGACACACCCTTGGTAGTTCTTGTACCACTTCCTCGGGTTGCCGTACTTAATACGGAGCGCAAGTCCATTTCTCATGTTACCCGAATAATTGGACTCAATGCCAACTGCTTGACCGTCAGACCACACATGGAGCAAGAACACCACATGCCCACAATCTCCGATGTCATAACAGGCGATGCCAAATGTTTTCGGATTCGGGTCGGTCAGCCACCCTGTTCCGTTCGGTCGTGCTTTCGGGTAAATCTGATTTGCATTACCGCTGATGCGGACAAAGTTCTCTCTCGTGCCGTAAACCAAGTTGAGCAAGCCCCATACCAAGCCCACGCAGTTGGACAGCACCGAGCCTTTGTACCACGGATTCTTCAGACTGCCATCGTGGATACAAGTCGAGTAACCGCCGTAGTCTTTCGACACGAAATATTTCTCAAACTCTGTCATGTGATCACCTCATTCGGAAAATAATATTTGTCGCCTTTGGTTTTGTTGTAGGGTGCGGACAAGGGGTCATTCATATGTTCACGCTCCTTTAATATGGTTATACGATAATTTGTAACAAGCGTCAACATTAAATAAGTAGCGTTTCTAAGAAAGCTTTAAACCTAGGCGCGATGATTTTGTGACCCTCTTCGTCAGGATGCGTTCCGTTTCCGTCATCCTTACTGTATGCAAGCGCACGGAAATCAGCATCCCACGGTCTGAGATTGGATTCTCTCCAAAGGTCAAGATATGGGATTGACCTCTTCGCACAGATTGCTTTTATCATTTCGACATAGTTGAAATCTTCGCCACTGGTAGCCGGAACAGCAGTTGCCCAAGGTGTGGGTGCAACAATTCCAAGGTTTACAAGTGGGATGACGGTCTGAAGGTTGGTAATGGTGGTATTGATGCACCCAGCAAGAGTATCCGTCCCTGTATCGTTTACCGTTCCAAGCGGCAGACCTGCCCCAATATCGTTGAAACTGCCGAATATAGTCACCACATCCGCATCTGTTGGGCAGTCTGATATGCGCTGATAAAAAGCATGATTTTCGTTCGAAAGCCGTGCGTACCCACTTCCGGAATATCCCATGTTTACCACGGTAATTCCTGTGACATCTGCCACATAATCAAAGTAATGCTTAGTTGTGCGGATGTTTTCTGCCGTCAACGAATCGCCAACGCATACCCACTTCTTTCCACGCCATGCCGTCTCAATCGTATACCCGGTTTGTGTTTTCACCGCACCATTTTTAACAGTTGGGTTATATGCGATTACAAGAAATGCAGAACCGGCAGGTGCAGTAGTTTCTCTATCTGTAATAGTTGTGTCATCAGATGTGCTTGCTGATACAGTACCAACTTCCACCACTAAATCATTGCTATCATAGTAGCACCACAGTGCATTACCCCAGTTAGTGGTAGCTGTAATCCAGTATGTTTTTCCGGGAGATACGCTGAATCTGGAAATTCTATAGTTATTCGACCCGGCAGGATAAATTCCTCCATTTGCACGAATCGCCCTTTCCTGTGTTTCAGTGCCGTCCATCGGTTCAATGGAAGGTGTTGCTATGCTGTTAAATCCTTCCTCAAGGTCAGCAATTTTCGCCGCGTTGGTTGATGCGGCATCTTCAAGAATATGGATTTTTCCACTAGATTCTTCTTTTGCAACAACTGAAATCTCTGTAATTGTATAAGTTCCTTCTACGGAACTGCTGAAATATATCTCGTTCGTATCAGATGAATCGATTTCGATTTCAGCACCATCTGCCAGTGCCTTTACCCAAGAGCCATTTCTGCGAAGTGAAAACAATGTGCTAGATAATGAATAATCTGCGTGGAATGTATATTTGCCTGTCGGAAAATCAAGAACATCAATTGGATTACCTGTTCCGTATGTGTTTTTGTGAGTGATGGTCACACTTGTTTTTGTGGCGGAATCTATCGACCAGTTGTTTGTGTTTGAAACTGTTAAATCCCTTGCGTCAAACAGATTTTTAGGATAACCAAGCCAATCCTCGGTATCGCTTAATTCGCTCTTTAACTCAGTAACTTTGTCACCAACCGCTTTTGCATCTGGGGCATAGCCAGCAAGGGAAACAGTTTCATCAATATTGATAAGAGAGCCAGCATCATACCTTGCTGTACTCCCATCAGCCAATACAAAATGGTTTACAATTTTATCAGGCATTTTATTTCCTCCTTTTACTCAGACGGTTGTCCGAAATGAAGACCGCCATTGCCGTCAATGTACAAACCGCCTTCGATAGCTTCGGGCGCAACCTTCGCCACTCCATCGGTATCGGTTGCCTCATCATGCACATAAAATCCCTTAATCGGTTCAATTGCCATTTGCAGTCCCTCCTAACTTTACATAACCATTTGCATCTTTTGTCATGGTAGCACCGTGTTCATCGAGCCATTCAGAGCAAGCTGTATTGACCTGCTCTTGCGTAGCTGTGGCAATCGAGAACACTTTTACTTTGCCATCTGTTTTGTCCTTGGCTTTTACTCTTTTAATTTCCATGTTTCACCTCAAGTGTAAAGGGATTGCAAATCCATCGTGATAGAACTCACGTTGAACATGACATGTGTGACGCCTTGCAACGGCCTGAAGCCCGCTCCAGTTTCGGTGGCATATCCGCCAACGACATACGGGGAAATGAAAACGCCAGTAACGCCATCGTGGTTCCACAATTCAATCCATGTCATAGCCGTTGTTACAGTATTGCCAATCGTGTAGGCGGCTGGCAAGCAAATCTTGACTCCGCCATTCGCATTGTTGCCCTCAATCAACTGTCCATCGGGAATGTCAAATAAATGTTTCCAACCGACACCGTTACCATCATCGGCAGGGTGAGACGAGAAGTCCACACCGCTGTCGAATGTCCATGCGGTAGCGTTAAACCAAAATCCCGACATGTTATTGTGTCTCCACGTGAAGTAGCCACCGTCTTGCTTGTCTGGATTTACCCCGCTCACAAACGTCGGTGTAAACTCTCTGTAGCCGTCAATGCAATCAATCTGCCCACCCATCAAATGGTTTGCAACTTGAGCCGCAATTCGATAACACCCATTTGCATTCGGGTGGAAACCATCGCTTTGCAGGAGCGCATAATCATGTAAAACATACTCAATGTTCGACATGTAAATCATGCCAATTGAGGTAGCCTCACGAATGTAATTTGTCAAGCCCTCAGCACGGGTGACTTTTGCTCCGCTTGTTTTTGCGGAACGTTCCCATGCCACATAGCCGATGTGGATTTTTGCGAACGGGTAGTTTTGGACACAATAATTTTTGAATGCTTGCATAGCAGACGAAACATCTTTCTTGCCGTCGTTCCAACCACCGCAAACCACGATGTCAGTAACATCAAGGTTCTTTTCATCTCCTACCGTGGTAATGGATTGCAGGAGAGCCAAGAACGTATTTTCTGCGGTATCGACTGCAAACCCTGCGCCATTAGATGCCGCCTTTTTGTATGAGAACCCACGATAACCGCCTGCGCCCCCGAGAATGTTGGCACAATAATCAATCCAGTTGTTAGACGTGTTAGAAAGCCCATATCCAGTACCGTAGCTGTCACCGATAAAAATGACATTCATCGCATAGGGCAACTCTTTTGCCTGTCTTTGAAATCTCATCTAATCACCTCACACAAAATGGACAATGCCATCGGTATCTCGGACTAAGCCACTAGCCGTTCCGCTGTCAATGGACTTCATTCCATAACCCACAACAGAAACCTTGGCGGTAGCACAGTTAATCAACTTCATGACCCTTGTAGCCATGCTCAATGCCGTGGAACTTTCATCGGTAGCAGGCAACGAAATTTCATCAATTACAAACATCTTTGTGGACGATGCCCCGCCCGACGCCAACGGCACGCTAACAATCTTACAAATTGCGCTGTTACTCGTAATGCCATCAAAGAACACATCAACCGTGGTTTTGTTAGTGCTAGAACTAGGCAAATAAATCGGCAACTTGTAGTTGTTAATTCTCAACTCATGAGCGGTTGCGCTTGTCCCATCTGTCAACGGAGCATCTGCAATGTGTACCCACAATCTGTCGAACTCATTAAATGCTTTCGGCAACGTGATTGTTTCAGTAGCCGCCGCAACGGTTTGCTCGTCAATCAATTTCGTGCGACCGCTGTGCAGGTTCATTTCTGCAAGTGCCGCCTCGGTTGCAAGAGTCAAGTTTTGGATTCCTTCTCTTGCTGTAAGGTCAATAGACCCCGAACCGCCCTCATCAAAACAAGCGTGAATTGCGTCGTGGATTGCTTGCCGCATATCCTTGCCGTGTTGCGCCTCCAAAATCATTTCGAGAGCAGTTTCAATGTCATAAACGGTTGCCATAACCAACCCCCTTATACTTCAATCCACTCGACCGACCTATTGGACGTATCTTGTGGGTTTTCCTCTTTTTGCTTTTCGGGTGTAATCTCATTTACTGTTACATTCATAGAACGCACCGTATCAGCCACCCTGTAAGCCTCACGCTGTTGTGCTACCTGCTGTTCGGTCATGGCGGAGAAAGCCGCACCGAACGTGTAGTTTGCATCTTGCGGTTTGTCCAACGGGATAGAGAACTTGCTCAGCCTCAACATGGTATCTAACCCATGCGGAGGAGAAACAACCTCGACATATTCACCCAAACGAAAATGGTCAACGTCAAACTTTAACAGGCTTGCATCAACCGCCGCCACTTCAAGCGTGATAGCCATAGCTACCGCTTCATTTAAGGCTTGCTGTGCTTTTGCCTTTAAATTTGCAGGCACGGTAACATCATCCCACACAACTGCTTTTGAAATCCTGCCGAACAACTTAATGCCTTCGGGACTTTCCAAATAATCCTTACCCGCGTTGACCGACTTAATGTCTGTCCTGTATTGTACGGTTTCTTTCTCAATCTTTTCAGTTGATACCGTATTATTTTCGGGGTCAACATCTTTTGTCTCGGTTTTCTTTGGAGTAGCCGTTGCTTTTGTGGTTTGCTTAGATGTGGGTTGTTTGGGCTTGCTAGTTTGAACTGTCCCCCACCCTTTCCAACGGAAAGCACCTAGCGCATCGCCAAAGTGACCATTGATAAGTCGGAACTGCCTGTTACCACCTTGGTTTTCGCCGAACTCTTTGCCGTTGTAATACATGGCAATGTGCGAATGCGGGTGGCTCCTCGAACCTTTTGCCCACATAACCCAATCGCCGTTGCGGAAGTTCGAAGAACCTGTGATAAAGTCAAAATGCTTTGCAGAACCATTTGAGTGTCGGCGATACCAATACTTATCAGCAGTACCACCCGCAGGGTAAGCACCAATGCCTGCCCACACACAAAAGACTTTAAATCCATCAACACATTGGACACCGTAACTGCCGTCTTGGTCAATTCGTTTTCCATTGTATCGGTTATAGAAATCTTGGTATGTCTTAGACAGTTTTAGTCACCTCCACCTCATAAGTGGCTCCAATCGGCACAATAACTGTGTAAACCTCGGACGCATCAATATACTGCGTAATGTCTACCAAATTATCGCCGAATGTAATGACCTGCTCAGACCTGTCTCCCGATTTGGCAAGGTAATTCAAAACCATTTCTCCACCCTCAAATGTAACTGTGAGATACCCACCTAACAAGCCGAGTAGTTTGTCCTCCATCTCGCTAAGAGTGTCGGGGTAATTTTTGTTTGCTCTCACAATCAGATTGTTCGGGTCTGTCACGGTGCATTTGCCAACTCTAAATTGTCGGCTCTTTTCCACCTGCTCATTATGTTGAGAAACCAAAAAAGTAAAGTAATCAGAAACCGAACTTTTCCAATCATAGGGACGCACAACACTGTCAACAAGGAAACTCAAAGCACCCTCACAATAAACGGTTTTCATGCCATCGAAGTCAATGCCATCATCGGACAGCACCCGACCTCGCCACAGCAATTCCCCACCATCGTAAAGGTCAATTGTGGATTTCAATTTCTGCAGTTTCCCATAATAAGGATGGTACGGAGGCAGGGTGAACCTAAGCGACCCCGCCTTGTTCAATTCCATTTCCCACGTAGGGTTGAGAACTTCGTACCCCTCATAATCAGACCGCCAAAGAAGGTTGCCATCTGCCAAAATCGAATACATTACAGCGAACCCCCTCTGTACAAGATGGAAACCTCACCCTCACCCTCAAGCGTGACTTTGATTTCTCCCTCATAATACGTAATATCGGGAGAAGTAACATTTCCATTTCTCAAGATAACCCCGTTAATAATGCCTGTACGCTCATCCTCGGACACATGCGAGTAAATAATCTCGCTATCTGTCTTAACCATGAAAACAGGCTGTACGGGCTTTCTAGACCCCACAATCGTGGTGGAAACTTTACCATGTACGGGGATATGCCCATAATCTCTCACAATGTCATGTTCAAAATCAAAGGGGTCCCACAGCCAATCATCAAGACTGGAATAAGTGTCGTTCTTGTACGCTCCAACTCTACCGTGGATAGAAATAATGCCATCTGCTCGTTTCGGTTGCCAATTGGAAACAGTCAATCGCCCCTCCCAATAATGACTTTTATCATTGTCGAGCGTAATGTGCATCTTCTGCCCGTGGATTGCATTTTGGACTTGCGAGTATTTCCACTCCCAGTCCTCGCGCTCGTCGAGCATCGTCAACTCACAATCAAAACTGCGGTCGTAAAAGAACACCCTGCCGAATTGTTCAGTAAAGTCTAAAGCACCGTCTCTGCCCTCAATGTCTTTGTAATCTTCTTTTACCTCTGCGGGAGAAACAATAGGGTAACTGGTTAAATACAGACCCCAGTCCTCAATGGAATGGTAGTTACCAAAAGTGATACCATGCGTCGTGCCATTAACCATTAGTTACCCCTCGCTTTCTGTGCATATTTTTTGCCGAGTTCCGAGTCTACATAATTGATAACTTTGCGCCCATCAATAGAGATTTCTTTCTGCTCCGCAATAGCGTCAAGCAATACAGGGAAAAACTCATTGAGCATGGAATACAGCCTTGTGTTTGCATCCACCGTGTTTTCGGGCATATCAACTTTGTAGCTTGTCTCATACTCGGGAATGTTGTAATCAAACGCTAGAGACGCACCCAAGTCGGGCATGTTGTCCTCAAAACCTTCTGCAAGACCGAGTGCCATGTTTTTACCGACTTGGTCACGGAATACCGTAGACGGGGAATGGATGCCAAGCAACGCTTTAATTGCTTTCAGCGCACCGCCTGCCGCATCCTTGACAGCATTAACAAGGATTTTCTTTGCATTAGACAAACCATTCGCAATGCCTTGGATGATGTTCTTGCCAATGTCGCCCCACTTGAACGAACCTAATGTTTGCGTAAAGGTTCTAATCAAAGAGCCTGCCGCTTTTACGATTTGCGGGAACGACTTGATAATACCGCCAACAATGCTCGTGACGATTTCAACCGCCGCTTTGATAACGGTCGGCAGGTTTTCAAGAATGCCATCAACCAAGACCAAGATGATTTGGATAGCCGCCGAGACTAACATCTCACTTGCCCCGATAAGTGCCGAGACAAGGCTTTCAATAATCTGCGGAGCCATTTTCAAAAGGATAGGCAACGCATTGATAAGCCCTTCTGCTAAGCCAACAATCAAAGTGACCGCCGCCTCAACCAACATCGGAATGTTG